AATTGGAGATCAGGATTTGCGGTTTTGACGTTTCACAAGGGCGTATTGTTATGGCCTGAGGTTGTGAAAGTATTTGACAAGGATCACATTGAATTTAGGGGACAAGTTATTCGTGTTTGACATCCAAGTGTCCCTTATGCACCATTTCTAGCACACAAGGGACATTCCTATATCACTTCTTCTTTTTTGTAATGACGATTTCTTCTTCTTCCTCGTCTTCTTCTTCATCTCTGTTAACGTGGTACTCATAAGTTGCTTTAATAATTGCTTGCAACATGAGTAGCAATTTGAAATCTTCAGTCTCAATTTTGACGTCAAGGTTGTAGTGGTTGATTTCAAGTGTGTACATACTAACTCCTTTTAAAATTGCATTGTTTCGTAGGATTGTGCAACTTTCATTACAAATTGCGGTTTTCCTGCTTTACCTAGTCTTTTCTCATCTGTGGTCACAATCAGACCCTTGCGTTTTAATGCTGCATAACGTCCTGTAACGGACCCATACGGCATATTGTGAAGCTCTGCCAAGACTTCATCAGAAATACACCCCTCAGGATGGCTTCTAATGACCTCATAGACGATTTCTTCAAGGGTCTTGGTATCTACAGTAGTCCCAGCCACTACGGACGTTTCTGGGGCTTCTTTGCGGATCAGAAATTTAGGGATTGTCCCAAATATGTTGTCAAACATTTTTAATCCTTTTAATCAAAAGTGTCCAGATTAAGCCTCCAGCAACTTTAGCAACAAATTGCATTAAAACAATTTCAATCATTAGGCCACCAAAAGCAATTGTTGGAAAAGTAATGCTATCTACCAAAGCTCCTGCTAAGTTAGAGCCATTGCTTTTAATAAACCAAGATTTCTCATGCAAGTAATGGTAAGTCACAGAATCGGCAATCATGGATAAAGAAAAGGCAGCAAAACTAGCAATAGCAATCATGCCTGTTGCTGGGTTAAGCAAATAAGATATTGAACTGGAAACAACAATCAAAGCACCCATTTTTAAAACAAGTTTGTCGTTGTGCCAGGCTTCATGCAATTTATCTCTTAAAGATAAATCTAGCCCAATTAAAACAAAGGCGTTGACAATCGAAAACCAAGGTCCAAGCCATGCCACCAAAAGATTAGCAATGACTAAAGCGCCAACAAAAATTCCTGAATAAATCATAATAAACTTTCTTGTTCAACTTGAAAAAATTTCCATGTGGGAGGTGCGTTATGAATTTCAATTCTTGATCTCATAAGTTGCGCCCTCATTTCTTTGGTTGGAGGCAAATAGTTACCATGTTTCCAATGTGCATCTATGCCTACATTTCTTCCAATATTGGTTGAATCAGCACTAGCAAAAGGAAATTTAGTAAACACATCCGTATCCAACATTCTTAATCCATGTAATTTACAACATGGTCTTCCCATGTCATCGCAAATAACACGCATTGCTTGCCCCATTTTTGACCACCATTTGGTTGTCCCAACTGTTGCATATTCACCAGAAGAACCTAAACAAACTCGAACATAAGTGTTTGCTAATTGTTCTAGTCTTTCCAAGCTCTCATGCAAATGCCACACAGGTGCTCCAAACCATTTAGGCAACGGACAATCTTTAAGCAAAGCATCGTTATCGGCTTCTGATCCGTCAATTACGTCAGGAATAACAGCAAAATCACAACTAGGTACTTTTTTTAAATTAAGCGCCCAATCATAAAATTCAGTCCAATCGTTAATTGGATTACCACTTTTCCATGCGCTAAATGCACCGTTATCTATAGCAAAAGATTGGCAAATTTCAATTGCTATAGAAAGTTGATCAGAATGCCTAAAACTTACAAAAGCGTGCCCTGCTTCAATAGCCTTGTGAGCTACTGTTGCAGGAGTTATCGGCAATCCGTGATAGTGGATCATCAGAAGGGGATATCCGACTCTAGATCGGCAACTGTCTTGCGTGTAGGTTGATCACTTTGTCTTTCTTTGGGTTGAACAGATAGGGACATAAACTTGGTTCCTTGTTTACTGGTTTTAAGCCAGGCTGAGATCCAAAAGTCTTGACCATTGACATTGAGCTGACCCTTATAGTCAGGATGTCCATCTGTTTCTTTCTTGTCGTTTTTGAACAACGATCCTCTGTTGGTGTTATCGAACTCTTTAATGGGGGTGCGTGAATATGACATTTAGTTTCCTTTGATTGATTCACCGTGTTTTTTAAGTGCAGACCTAACCTTTGAGTCCAATAGACTCCAGAGGTAAGTCTTCTCCTCTGAATCAGTTACCTGAATTGCTTCCTCATATGCTCCAATGATGTCATCTCTTGAGAAATGTTCATTGATGGCATCTGCAACATCGTGCATTTGAGATACTTGTTTATCGTCAACAAAAGCACCTTTGGTGGCGCTGATGGTTTTGGGGGCGTCTTCAGGAAGGTCCTCGCCTGAGTAGATATAGAGTCCAAGGCCAAACAACGATAGACATTTGGTCATACAACGCATGATGGCGGTGTTGACGGCAAAGGCATCGGGTTTGGGTATGGCTTTGTTTCTAAAGTCCATCACGGGCAATTGGCAGGTCCTAGTGATGTTGAACATCTTGACAGACACAAACACCATCGCAGTGCCGTTGACATCCATGTAGGGCTTGCCATCAAAGACAGCAACGTCATAGACCACCTCAGGATCAGCTTTAAGGGCTTCTGCCCACGCCCAAGCCCATGATAGATAGGTAAGGTTACCTTTCTTTTCTGTGTGCTCGTTGACGTTTAATTTAAGTAGGTTTGCTACGCTCATTCTTCTCTTTCTCGCATCATTAAATCTGCATAGTGATAAGCCAATCCTGTGATCAGCTCTTCTTTGGTTAAGTGAAAATCTCCTGCTGCTTTGGTCAGCTCTTGATTGATGAGGGTCTGCATGGCAAGTCCTGCAAACCAGTCTCTGAGTTCAGGATCATTCATCGTGATACTCCAAAGGCTTGATCATATTCTTCTTCCATCAATGCTCTTTGAGTGATGTCATCGAGGTCCTTGAAAGATATCCAATTGATATCCTCGCAACAGTTGAGTCTTCCTGCTTTAGGTGTAAGGCAGTAAGCGCAATACTGAGTAGTTGCGTTTTCTACAAAGTATCTTTCAGCAAAGTCTGAGAGTGCTAATTTCATTTTCATTTAAATACTCCAATTAATAATGCTCCGATTGCCATCACCACTGCCCACAAGACGGTCATATCTTGTTGACTAGCAGGAATCCTGTTGCCCAACAAAAGATCTTGAATGATCTCTTCATCCCTGGTGAACCGTACTGGCTCAAAGGGCTTGACGTAATCTTTTCCGATCACTACTTTGCCTGTGTTATAGGGTGTCATCAATTACTCCCACAGTTACGTTTTTGCTTACACTGTTGATGTAATAGGTCAATAAACCCATGTGTCCTGCAATTGCGTGCATTTCGTCAAAGTAACTTTGAACATCACCCTTTTCGAGGATTTTGTTGTTTAACTTTTTCATGTCTTCAAGCATTTGGATTAGTTCACTTAATTTCATTTCAATTCCTTTCATATAACATTTGGCTCAAATCACATTCATACGTTAATTCCTCAAGCACATCAATTTCAATTGCAGTGCCATCCATGTATAGACCTGATTCAATGTACGCATCTGCGCTATTGACCCATGTACCACCCACGATTACCAAGCTAGACCAATCAATTTCTTTTGCTTCCATTTCGATCTCCATTAAGTTAAAGCAGGGTCAGTGTATCATGGAATATAGTCTTTGCAACCAATAGTCACACAAAACACTAGGGTATTTGACTCTATTAGATTTTGGAGTAACATATCGCCCATGACAATAACTCAACTAAAACAGTACGCCACACTGTATGAAGTGGCAAAAATTCTGAAACTGACTCCATCTTGTGTCTACAAGTGGCAGAAGAATGAGCAGATTCCTCCTTTGAGACTTTATCAATTAAAGGAACTCAGACCCCAGTGGTTCAGAGAGGCCAACAATGGCGAGTGAGAAGGACCTTGCTCGCTTACAACTAAATAAGTTTAAGAAAATGTGGATGGAGGAGTGGAATGCTCAACCTAACCCGTTTATTGCATGGAAATGGTGGACTTCTGAAGAGCAGATAGCCCGTAGGAAGGCCGTTTATGATTACTTTGAATGCGAGGTAAAGGATGGAAGAGAAAACGTGTTTTGAGCTGTTTTGGCAAGCTTGGCCTAGATCGCCCAGGAAGGCATCTAAGTCGATTTGCGAAAAGAAATGGAAAGCAAAGAATTTGGATAAGCATTGGAGACAGATCCATAAACATGTCACTTGGTTAAAAACAACGGATATGTGGCGAAAATCAGACGGTGCTTTTATTCCTGCTCCATTGGTTTATTTGAATCAAGAAAGATGGGATGGAGCTGAGATTCCTGAGATAGAAGTAACAGTGACAATGGGATACAAAGACCCAGCGTTAAAGAAGATAG